CTATCAGGATTACTACCAAAGGCAATTCTATGGTAATACGTCTCAACAGGCCTGTAAGGAACAACAGGAGGCATTTTTAAATTAGGACGGACCATGTGAAGCGGAAGTTCAATAAAATATTTCTTTAGGAACACTAGACCTTTACTTCTTAGTCCACCAAACAAATCAGCAACGCTAAGATAGTCACAATTAGGTCTAACATCTCGAGACTTCAAATCAAAAAAATTGTATAAAAAATTAACAAATGTGTCCTCACTAATTATGTGATGCAACTTCTTTATTGTCCTGAGGATATGATCATCCCCATAAATTACCATATTTATCCACAATTTTCTACAACATCTGTCTATTTCTATCCTATGTCCTGGATTTTTTTCCCAGACTGATTGTATAAAAAGCGAAAACATTAACATCATTATCCAGGAATCTCCATGAGAAGTTATATATGAGCCTGATGGCATTGCTCCTTTAATTATTCTCCATTCTTCTCCGAACAAATGCGTAGCACGAGCAGCGATTGCTTCAAGACAATGTTTGACTATGATTCCATACGTTCTTGCATCAATCGGATCCGTAAAATTGTAGTATTTTCCTCCCGTTATAACATACAATTCCAAAAAAAAACGCTTTATACCCAAATCTAGCCCTTTGACATCTCCATCGCCAAAAATTGGTCGAAATTCCTCTCCATACTTGTTAACTATTTTCCTTATTTGTTCAGGTGTGGCCTTAAGATAAGACATCAAGCGCCATGCTCCTCCATTCCACCACGTATCCCCTATTCGTATCTGGCCTCCTCGCTCTAGGCCTTGTCTAACACTTTGTACATGTGCATGTAGGGCGTAATCGCTAATAAAGGGAAGTATGTAATTACGATATTTCATTTTTAATTCTCTTACATCCCTTTCTAAAGCATCAACGAGTCTAGTATCAACTGGTTTGGAACTAGATGTCTTAGTATTAACGATTTTACCATAACCTAAAGAAGTTGGTATTACTTTAATTGGAGGATTTTCAAGATCAAACCTAGCATTAGCAGCAGCAGTATGAGCCTCGAAATCATTAATTGACTCCAATTTTTCTACACGAACAAAACCAGTTGTAGATCTTTTCATCATTTCACCCCTTTTTGCTAATTCCAACAAGCGAGCATATTCATTACGTGCAAAAACAATTTGATCTTTCTTTTTTCCATTGACCGTTCTAACGAAAGTAGCATTATCCGTTTTTTCCATTTTTGTCGGACCAGCACGACATCCTGCAGACGACATCATTGGCATACCAAAGAATACATCAAAATCAGGATTATAATCAACTGTTTTAAAATGTTTTCTCACTCCCATCATATCATACATTCTATCCAATGCTGGTTTCAAAATATGTGAGATCGATTTACCCTTCGAATTAAAACCATTTGTAGGCTGATCCATTTTTTTTAGGCCACTAACTAATTTCATACCACTCAGGTTCTCAAGAGTGTACCTCTGATATTGTCCATACTTGCTACCAGTGAAAACACGATTAAAAGATGATAAATTAGATATAACCTGATGGAGCATGGGCATTGGTGTTGGAATTGTAGCTTTCCCAAAAGATTGGTAAGTTCCACCTGGACCTATTGAGTCTGGTATCCAATTGTACTTAAGGGGCGACAATGCAGAATCCCACTCTCTTCCTCGATGATCGAGAATGAGAGATTTTTTGAAAATTCCTGCATCTTCCATGAACTTAACTGTCATTCTACATCCATACGGCGCCATTATTGAAGCGTCCCACAATTTCATACCATTTGCTACATGGATACCCGGATGGGGCAGAACTTGATCTGTACCCGCAGAACTTTTATAAAACAAAGGAGGTATCTTCATCATGTTCGAAAAAGTTTGGGAGCTAAACATGATTTTAAGGTACTCCCAATCCTCTTTTTTATTAACGGGGATTATAGAACCATTTATCATAGCAAAGGAAGAAGCTATTCTGGCAATGGCTCTATTCATCAAAATTTCTGTATCCGCTGTATTTTCATAATCATTGCGGCGTAGAGTAAAAGAAAAATTGTCAAATCTAGGCTCAGTTATGGTAACAGTTAAATCACAGTTGCAATCAGTGTGTCTTCG